CCAGGTCGCCGCGGCCCCGCTGGCGGTTGAGCACCGCGTCGAAGGCACCCGGCATGATCCGCTCGCGGAACCCGCCCAGGTCGACGCTCAGCCGGTTGTAGACCACGGCATAGCCCTTGATGACCGGCCGCCCATCGGCACGGGTCTCGATGACGAGCTCGCCATCGTCCTCGAACGGCATGTCACGCTTTTCGATCATGCCTTCCATGGCATTACTCCTGTCGTCTTCGCGGTCTAGTTGTTCGACCTTCCTGGCAGACCACTGCTGGCCAGCGTCACCGCCCCACAGCATCCACGCCACGAAGCCCGGCGTTTCCTCGCCTTGCTTGTTCCAGTCGGGCCGCCGGTCGGACTCGTGCCGGGCGAACCACGCACGCATCTCACGGACG